ATGAAAAAATACAATGAAGACGCTCTGTTAAAAGAGCTAAGTGATTACATTGCTGGAACTTATGGACAACACTATTCTGCTGGAAACGACAGCATCCAAACGTTAGATCTAATTGAAGCATGTGGAGATGCTGAGGCATTCTGCCGTAGCAACATCCTGAAGTATGCTTCACGCTATGATAGGAAAGGAACAGCTCGAAGGGACATTATCAAGATCCTTCACTATGCTTTACTACTATTACATTTTTCTGATAAATCTCAAATTACTGAGGAGTACCCTAATCGATGAGTCAACTTTCACTTACGCCCCAAACTACATCTGTCCTGAAGAACTTCTCGACAATCAATGGATCTATTATGATTCGTGAGGGTAATGTGTTGAAGACAATCAGTGTTGGTGAGAACATGATTGCTCAGTACACCTCCCCTGAAATGTTTCCTAAGACATGTGGTATCTATGATCTAGGTCAGTTCCTTATGGGTCTGAGTTTGTTTCAAGATCCTGGTCTTAACTTTGAAAACGATGAGTATGTTACCATCACTGGTCATCGTCGCTCTGCTAAGTATTACTTCTCCGATCCTGAGATTACCCTGAAGTCTGCTCCTGATCGTGATGTCAAGTTCCCTGGTGCTGACCTGGAGTTCTTCCTGTCATCTGAAGATCTTATTCAACTCCAGAAAGCATCTGGTGTTTACAACTTGCCTGACCTATCTTTTGTTTCTACTGAAAATGGTGTAGTTACTCTCAATCTTTGTGACAAAGAGAATGATACTGCTAACGCTTACACTCAAGAAATTCAAGGTACATCTACGGGATCTTACGAACTGTTTCTGAAAGTCGAGAACCTTAAACTATTTCCTGGTGACTACAATGTAAAGATCTCTAGTAAATTGATTACCGAGTGGCGTCACGTCACACTTGACCTTGTATACTATATTGCTCTTGAGCCTTGATTATGAAAAAATTTCTTTGGGTTGAACAGTACCGTCCCAGTAATATTTCTGACTGTATCCTTCCCGAGAATATTAAAAACTCTTTCAACGGGTTTGTCCAACAGGGAGAAATCCCTAACCTATTACTTGCTGGCACCGCTGGTATTGGCAAGACTACTGTTGCTAAGGCGTTGTGTGAGGAGATAGGTGCTTCCTACATCGTGGTCAATGGATCCGATGAGGGACGCTTTCTAGACACTGTGAGGAACCGTGTGAGGCAGTTTGCTACAACTGTCTCCCTGACCTCTGGAGGCGCTCACAAGGTCGTTATCATTGATGAGGCAGACAACACCACCAATGATGTTCAACTGTCTCTCAGGGCAGCTGTTGAGGAGTTCCATAGCAACTGTCGATTCATCTTCACCTGTAACTTCCCTAACAAGATCATTGAACCTCTCCATAGTCGTTGTACTGTGGTGGACTTCAAGATCAATACCGAACAGGCAATGGAGTTACAGGGGCAGTTCTTTACTAGACTGAAAGAGATTCTTGATGAACAGAATGTCGAGTATCAAGACAAAGTATTAGCGAAGGTTGTCAAGCGTTACTATCCTGACTGGCGTCGTCTTATTAATGAGTGCCAACGCTTTGCTGCTAGTGGTGCTATTAATTCTGCTATCCTTGCTGATGTCGCTGACATTAATCTAGATGCTCTTATTCGTTCGCTCAAGGCGAAGGAGTTTACTATTGTCCGTAAGTGGGTTGTTGATAACATCAACAATGATCCTGTTACTGTAATGAGAAAACTCTATGATGTCATGTACGATAATCTCAAGGGAGGATCTATTCCAGAGGCAGTGTTGATCATTGCCAAATACTCTAGAGACATTCAAATTGTTCCCGATCAGGAGATCAACCTGTTGGCATGTCTCACTGAGATCATGATGAGTTGTGAGTTTAAATGACCTATCTTAATAACCCTAAAACAGAGAACTACCTTAATCTAAAAAAATTTATTCTTTCTCAACACTTTGCTTGGTTTCAGTACAATGAAACTCTGGAACCAGGATGTGATTTGGGTGAGTATGATGATGTTCCTTTCTTAAGTCATGGATTTTTAATTCGTCCAGGTGTTGATGGTAACTTGTATAGCAGAAGTAATTCTGAATGCTTGAATGCTGTACAGGATGTGTTCAAAGAGATTTGTTTCTTTAATGCTATTAACCCAGAATTTATCTTTAGAATCAACGCCAACTATACTATACCTACTGAGAAGAACTTACCTTCTCCTCCTCATGTAGATCATACTTATCCCCATAAGAATATGTTGATCTATCTTACTCCCACTAACGGTGGTAATACTATAGTTGATGGCGAAGACGTTGTTGCTGAAGAAGATAATATTATTATATTTGACGGTTCTTTAAAGCACTGTGCTCGCCCACCTGCTACGGGAAAAAGAATTGTATTAATTATTACTTACCATGACAGTTAAGACTACACCTGAAAATGTAAAAGAAGCAAATGAAGGTCTCTTCTATGCTACAATGAATCTACCCCATGCTGCTGTTCATTGTGGAATGACAGAGCGTGAAATGAAAATGATCTTTCGTGAATACCTAAAGTACCATGCCCCAGACTTTGAAATCCCTGAAAACACCTTTACGTTACCCAGGCGGGAAGAGTCGTGCCCTGAGTAAACTCTTTCAGTATATTCCTAACCTGAAAGATTACACTGAGTATCGTGAACCATTTCTTGGTGGTGGTTCTGTAGCATTAGAAATCGGTAAACGATATCCAAACCTAAACATCTGGGTCAATGATCTTTATGGACCACTCTATAACTTCTGGCGAGTGCTTCAGGACCAGAGTGACGAACTTCATTCTACGTTAGTACAATTAAAAACTAGTCATCCAGATCAAACATCAGCGAAAACTTTATTCTTAGATTCTAAGGAACAACTAAATGATGATTCTACGTCCGATGTATATCGTGCTGTGTGCTTTTACATTGTTAATAAGTGCTCTTTTTCTGGTCTCACAGAATCCAGCTCCTTCAGCAAGTCAGCGTCAGATAGCAACTTCTCGATGCGAGGCATTGATAAACTCCCTGAATATTCAAGAATGATTTCTAAGTGGAAGATTACTAATCTATCATATGAAAAACTTTTTAGCGACAGCAAGTCAACCTACGTCTATCTCGATCCCCCCTATGAGATCGGATCTAATCTTTATGGTAAGCGAGGAAACATGCACAAAGGATTTGACCACGATCAGTTTGCTAGTGATTGTGATCGGTTTATCTCTCCTCAACTTGTTAGCTACAACTCGTCACAGATAATTCGAGACCGCTTCAAGAAGGGGTGGACAGTTGCTGAATTTGCACACACTTACACCATGAGGAGCGTGGGGAGTTATAATATAGATCAAGCAAGCAGGACCGAACTGGTCCTTATGAACTATGAAATGTGAAGTCAAACTCTACGTTGCTGGCACTGTGTTCACGGAGCAGGTCATTGCTCGTAACTACGAAGAAGCCCGTCAAGTCGCTCTAGCACGTAACCCTAACGCTAAAGTCATGGGAGTTAATGCTGTATTTAAATAATGAAAAATGGAACTAAAAGACTACCTGTATAGCATCAACCAATCTAAGAAGAATGTCATCAAAGATGACCCAGAGGCGGAGCGAAAGTATCCGCCTTTTATTGTGAACAAATGTCTTTCATCTTTCACTGATAGTATTCTCTTTGCTAATGAGATGAACAAGAACCCTCATCTAGACAAGAGACTGCAATATGATTTTTTTATAAATAGTTTGAAGCCACGGAAACGTTTCACTCCTTGGTTACGTAAAGAAACTCTTGAAGAGTTAGAACTTGTAAAGCAATATTATGGCTATAGTCATAATAAAGCGTTGGAAGCTTTAAACATTCTCACTAAAGAGGAACTTAATTCTATAAGAAAATCATTGAATAAAGGTGGCATGAAATGAATACAGATATTGAAGTAACTTGGCAACCCGCCGACATGGTGGAAGTTACCTTGGGACAACCAGATGATTTCCTTAAGGTAAGAGAAACATTAACACGTATTGGTGTAGCATCCAGAAAAGAAAGGAAACTATATCAGTCTTGTCATATTTTACACAAGCAAGGTAGGTATTACATCGTTCACTTCAAAGAGCTGTTCGCTCTTGATGGAAAGAATACAAATCTTTCTTTGAATGATGTACAAAGACGTAACAGAATCCTTCAACTTCTTTCGGATTGGGGATTAGTTTCTGTTGTGGACCACGAAAAAATTACTGACGTTGCTCCACTTAATCAAATTAAAGTCCTGGCCTTCAAAGAGAAGGATGAATGGATACTTGAGAGTAAATACAATATCGGTCGTAAGAAGACTGAAGTATAATCCGAATTGAAAGGTAGGGTTAACCACTCTACCCTTTTTTGTGTCTTGGTTAAATAGTACTGGACGCCTTCGGGGTCCATACAAAAAATCTCGCTTATCAAGGAGAATACCATGACAAACACTTGGGATCTATACCTACCACATGCGGTGGGTTTAAATGACATGTTCCATCGATTAGATTCGATGTCTGCTCATAATAAAAATTACCCCCCGTACAATTTAATAAAACATGACACCAGTAACTACGAAGTTCAACTCGCTCTTGCAGGATTTAAAAGAGAAGAGATTGAAGTATCTACTGAATCAAACATTCTCAAAGTTGCCAGCAAAATTTCAAGAAAAGATCCTGAAACAGAATACTTACACAAAGGAGTCTCCCGAAGATCATTCTGTAGCACTTGGCAACTCGGTGACGATGTTAGAGTTGTGGATGTAGAATTTACAGATGGTCTCTTGGGTATATCCCT